ACTCTAAACCTTTTGAGTATGCTTCTTCCCAATCTGAACGTGACGCTTTGTTAGCTTCAAACTCAGACAATAGATCGCTGGCTATAACACCCAGTTCGGTGTCGTCCATATCTTCAGCAAGGTTTTCGTAAAACTCACCTGATCCGCGAAGCGCGGACATTGGGTCGAAATCTAATACTACACTACCATCTTCTTCTTCGGTAATCTCAATATCCTCTGGCATATCCATAGGAATATCGCTGACCAAAGATTCTATTTCTAATTCTTCTGTTATTTCTTCGTCGGGACTCATGCCCTGTCTTTCTACTAAAGAAACTACTGGTTCGTTTTTTTCTGCCATGTTAAATACCTTTAATAGTTAGGGCGAAGACTCATAATCCCACCACCCATTGCTTTTCTAGCTGCACCGCCTCTGCCTCTACCGCGAGACCCAAGACCTGCGATACCTTGTGAAGCAACATTCACTGGATTTGTTGCTGCTAACGTTTCTTCCATTGGCATTGGTACGTTATATCCTGAAACCAAGTTATATTGAATATTAGGATTAGGTGCTACTCTTTCTGGTATGGTACTTGTAGGATTGTTAGCCGGTACCATCGCACCACCGAACCCTATTGAAGCTTGTAGTTCTGCTAATCTTCTAGCTGTTTCTTCGCGGGTTAGTTTAGGTTGAGGCACACCATATTTTTCAAAATATTCTCTTTCACGCATTGCATCAAAAGCAGCCTGCCTAGCTTCTCTGTCTCTATCGTAGTCACCAGATTCTGTATATGCGTTTCTGTTTGCTTCAAGAGAAGATCCCGCGCCACCGTATAATACGTTCATTGCTTGGGCTTTACTCGCTCTATCCATAGCGGTGTCCATAGCATTATCGAAGGCTCTTTGATTGGCTTTTGCAACGTTGGCTGCATTTTGTACTGCAAACTGATTTCCGCTTTCAAGCATACCTTGAGCATCTGGAACAAAACCAGCACCCATTAAATCAAAAGAAGAACCTATTTGAGAAGGTGTGCCATACATGGTGTCCGGACTTCCAACCGGGATAGGTTCGTTGTCACCTAAAGCTTCGCTAGGCAATAGTAGCGGTAAAATAGTAGCGGGATCAACAAGGGATAGTCCGGAGCTTGGCGATACTTGCGGAGTGAACACGGTGTTTTGTTCTGCAGGTATTGTTATCGGTTGTCTCGGGTCTGACAAACCTTGTGGAGCAAGGTTAAGGTTGAAGGTGGGTGTGGTGATATTGTCTGTAGACATACCGGGTGTCGTAGCAAATAGACCACCCCCTTGTTGAAACTTTGGGATTGTTTCACGTGAAACATTTAGTGGTCCTTGTTTCATGTTTCGTGGAACGTTAGTAATACCCATAATAAAATCTCTTTATAAAGTTTATATTAGTCTAGCATAAATTAACCATAATACGCATTAACTTTCAAGCGTTCGGACGCATCTGTAATGTCCCAATCATCAGTCGGCGTTTGCACAAAATTACCTTGACGGTATCGCATAAGTGCTTGTGTCATGCTATCCACCAAGTCGTCATGCCTGCCGTTTGGAAAAGCAGCACATTCTTCTATCATTTCTTCCGCCCACGGTTCGTCGGGGGCCCAAACCATTCCAGCTTCAAACAAAGGTGAAATGGAGTGCACCCTGGAGAGTTTATCGTTACCTTTACTTGGCGTAAAATTGACCACGGGTATACCCATTTGTCGCAATTCGTGCGTCAATGGCATACCGGACGCCTTTGCCTCAATAATTACCGTCTCAGGTTCCCAAAAACTGTACAGTTCTTTGGCAACGGCCTTCAATTCAGGAAAATCCCACCGTCCTTTCTTAACATCTAACAAGATAATGGCTGGGGAACCGCCTATTTCTTGTGGATAAAACACGCCCCAGGTGCTAATTGCACTAAAATCAGCCGTTTCTTTCTTAGAAAACGCCGTATCGTAGCTTTGAATAACAAATTGTAGGTTAGGAACCTCTGGTTTTTCCCATTTTAACCACCATTCGCGTTTTAATATGGATAATTCTTCTGCAGTCGGGTCTTGCTGGTATTGTGCGTTCCATTTATAGGGAGGAACAGACGCTTTTACGCTTAATAACTCGTCTTTTGACCAAAACTCCGGCCAACAAGGGTTTCCGGACGGCATTAAAGCGGGTAATTCTACAATATCCCACTGATCTGCTCTTTCATCTTTAGCTTGCGCACGTATAAGTTGACCTGTCATGTCTTTTTCTGACCAACGAGTTTGCACCAAAACGATTGCGCCGCCCGGTTGGAGCCTTTGTCGGGGTCCCCCAGTGTACCAATCCCATGCTTGTTCAAAACCACTGTTAGATAATGCCGTTTGTTCCGAGTGCGGGTCGTCAATAATAATTAAATCACCACCACGACCGGCTAAGTTTGAACCTACACCCACCGCATAATACATACCACCGCTTTTTGTGTCCCAACGACCAGACGCTTTACTGTCTGCAGCAAGTTCCGTTTTTGGAAAAACGTTGGAATAGTCTTCTGTCTCAATTAAGTTCTTAACTTTACGGCCAAAGTTAACAGCAAGTTCCGTGGTGTGTGTTGCTTGAATAATTTTCATAGCAGGATTCCTACCGATCATCCATGCTGGAAACAAAAAGCTGGCAAACTCACTTTTTGTGTGTCGAGGCGGCATATTGATAATCAAACGTTTAATTTCACCTTTTGCTATTTGTTCTAATTTTTCTGCAACTATTCTGTGGTGATTTCCAGAAATAAACTCAGGCCACATTGCTTTTACAAAATGTAAAAAATTATTTTGACAGTCCTCTACTTTTTGTAATTGAGCAAGCCGTAGCTTTAAACGTAATAATTTTGTTTCGTCTTCAAGGAGGTTCATGGCGAAATTGTATTAAAAACAGATTCCCAGTCTATAAAAGGTCCTTTAAACTCAGCGGTTTTTTGGGACCCTTTTATTCCGTCCATGACTAAGTTGACAGCTTCTTCCCCTTTGTAAAGAATTATACGAAAATCTTTTTCATTTATTTTTTGATGTTTGACCAAAACCCAAACGCTTGCGTGTTGATGTCTAGTCAAAAAAGATACTTGATGGGGACGTAAACCAACTTTATTGCCGTTACAAAATTTTAATTCTACTAAATGCAGTTTGCCTTTTTCATCACAAAGCATGACGTCCGGAACACCGGGCAAGGCCCACGATTCTAATCTAGTGGGTAATATTTTCGGACGAGTTCTTTTCAACGCTTCCCGAACTTGTTTCCAAAGTCCGGATTCTTTCGGAACCGCTGTCCTCGGTATCTGTTTGTTCTTCACTGGGCGGGGCATAACCTTTTATTTCCTGTATTGCTTTTAAAACTTCTTCTTTTGACATTTGATCTATACTGCCGTGACGGATCTCGCTTTTACTTATGTAGATGTCTCCCTGTGCTTGTCCTCTACGATACTCTGCTTGTACGGCTGCCGAGTAAGCACCGTTCTGTAAAGCTTCGTCTCTTATTCTTTGTAACTCGCGAACGTGTCTTCCGTACGTCACACCATATTTTGCGTCTAATTCTCTGCGATACTCTTTTATTGCAGCAACAACATGAGGGCTTTTATCAGGATTTGTTAGTTCGTATGCTCGAGTATGAGCGGAACTTGCGGAGTAACCCGCGTTTATCGCAGCCTCTCTCAGGGTAATGTGACCATCATTGGCAACTATTTCACGAACGAATAGTTCTTGTTTACGTGTCAATCTAGTTTTTGCAGACAACCCAGGTCGTCCGTTCTTTTTAACTTTCTTATTGCTCATTTGAAAAAAATTCTAAATTTTTTTTTCGCATAAAACAAGCTTTGGGACTCTGAAAATAACGTCAGTTAACGTCATATCGTTTTTCACTGAAATGTTTGCGTAAAACTGAGTTATAGCCGTCGCAGCCAGAGACACCTACCGCGGTCTGTAAGTCGTTGATTTATAAGGATTTGTTCACGGATCGTAAACAATGCTTTCAGGGGTCCCTGAACGTGTTGCAAATGAGTTGACAGTTGACCGCGCTTCGAGGGTCGCGGATCGCGGGCCACGGATCGCGACACTTTTTCCGCGTTTAGATCTAAATTCCGACGGGATCGGGTCCGATCAGATCTGATCCGGTATCTTTTGAGCATGGATCGAGGGTCACGTATCAGCAAGTTTAACTGATAAACATATTATCCACAGCTTGCGCGATTGTGGATAACTAACGGTTAAAAAATGACCAATTTGCGATTATGTAACACTCGATAGCGGACCGCATGAAAAAAACGGCTAAAATAAGCGATTTGTTTTCGGCTGCAAACAAAAGACCAGGGCAAAAGTTATTCACAGGGCACGGATCCCGGACCAAAAAATTATGCACCAGTTATTCATATATCGAGGGGCTATCGAACCCGAGCGGGTATCGAAGGGCTATCGAGGGGCTATCGAGCTCGTGTCAAAAAGTGCGGCAAGGATTCAGAAACAGCAAAAAACGGGCTAAAACCCGCGCGGACAGTGCCTTTTAACGATTTTGGCAAGACTCGAACCTTCAGAAATGCAAAGAATGGGCCTCTTTTTTGGGGGTTCGAGCTCGGATCGAGGATCAAAAGATAATTTGTTTACAATAATTTGATATACATTGACGGGATCGGATCACCTATCGAGGAACGATCGAGAGCATATCGAGGTCAAAAGGTCCATTTTCAGGAATAGCACGGCAAGGGGTGGACCATTTAAACGCCTTAGATCGCAAATGCGGAGCTCGTTTTTTCGATAATCCATAAAAAAACCCGCCTTTTGGCGGGTTCTTGGTTTTGCAGCCGAAAATTTAACGCGCTGTTATATGCCCCTTAATGCGTTAGTATCGACCATATCAAGACGGCGCGATTGCTCCTCGGCGGTGAGCTGGTCCCAGTCATCAGGGATTATAAATCCCGGGCTAGTCGCTTGATAAAATCTTAAACGCTGTTTATTGGCTTTCTTTTGGTCCTCCTCGGATTCGTTCGAGTGCATGAGCGAGAATAACGCGCTAACCATGCCCGCCGATCTGAACGGGTTACTATCGCGCTCAGGCGTGCCGAAATCGTCGCCGAGGTCCTCGAGTGCTCGCGCCTCGAATACTTCAAAATCTAATCGCTTCGAGTGATCTGGATCAATCCAATAGAGATGGCGTGCGGTAGTGGGTGACCATACATTGCGAGAGATCACCAAAAGTGAAGAACCCGCTTCGCTTACTCGCTCGCTGTCAAGCTTCCATGAGTGGTCCCGATAAGCGATCAGTGTTCGATAACTGAACCATAATTGAAAACCATGCGTATCAATATAATAAAAGTTTTTAGTTGTTCGCGGGTATATGCGTTCAGCGTCCGCGGGTAAATTAAACAGAATATAATCGGTTATGTCTTTTTGGTACTTCATATTTTTACTCCATTAATTGAGGGTTATTAAATGGCAACCCTAGAACCATAATTTAAAGATATAGAATAAGTCTTATATATGCAAATAAAAAACCCGCCACAAGGGCGGGTTATATTTTCGGGACTACTGGCCTCCTAATCTTTTATTTTAGAATTTCTGAAAAACATCATGCCACTTTTACTGGGAACCCAAGGTTGACCCTTTTCGAGAACTTCGTGTACTTCCTCAGAATGATGAGCTTCATAAATGCAATCACCGCATAAAACTACGAACTTTGGTTCATCATCATTCATTACAGCCTTAACCCATCGAGTATCAGTGGGAGTATTTCGGTGCATTTTTACGCCATACTCGGCGGGTCCCAATTGCTGACATTTTTGGCAATACTCCTCGTGCCGTTCCTCTAAGTGAAAAATTAATTTAGCCATTATTCACCCCTCCAAGATTCATTTAAAGTAATACGACAATGTTTCAATACCTGGTCGATTCTTTCG